GCCGTTGTTGATGCTCCTCCAGCGGCGGGCTGCACCCAGCGGAGCGAACGTGGATTTTAACGATTTACATGGACTTGACCTAACCGACGCGCGGCGGGAGTTGAGCAGGCATATTTGCGAAAATAGCCTGTATGAGTTCCTGCGCCGCGCGTGGCAATGGGTGGACCCCAGCCCGTTTGCTGATGGCTGGCCGATTGAGGCTGTGGCCGAGCATCTTGAGGCGGTCTGCGACGGCGATATCAAAAGGCTGATAGTGAATATCCCGCCCCGTTTCGGTAAGAGTACAATATGTTCCACCGCCTTCCCCGCGTGGATATGGGCGCAACGGTTTAAGAGTCCGACATCTGGGCCGGGCGTTCAGTTCCTCACGGCATCCTACGCAGCGCAGTTATCCGTACGCGACAGTGTGAAGTGCCGCCGCTTGATAGATAGCCCGTGGTATCAGGAATTGTGGGGGGACAGGTTCAAACTTTCATCGGACCAAAACGTCAAGTCGCGCTTTGACAATAACAAGGGCGGCACACGCTTAAGTACATCGGTTGGTTCTGCCCTGACAGGCGAAGGAATGAGCATCGGCATAATAGACGACCCGAATGGTGCTCAAGACGCTACGTCGGAGGCCGTCATCGAAAGCACCATTGAGTGGTTCGATCACGCAATGTCTACCCGCCTCTCTGATCCCAAAACTGGCGCGTTTATAATCATCCAGCAGCGTCTGGCCGAGAATGACCTGACCGGACATATCCTTGAAAAGCAGGTGGGAGACTGGACGCATCTGTGCCTGCCCATGAAATACGAGCCGGATCGCAGCTTCACCACGGTGATTGGGTGGAAAGACCCCCGCACTAACGAAGGCGAATTGCTGTGGCCGGAGCGGTTTGGCGAGCCTGAAGTCAAGGCGCTGGAAAAAGCACTTGGCCCTTGGGCTGCGGCTGGGCAGCTACAGCAGCGGCCTGAACCCAAGGGCGGCGGCGTCATCAAGCGTGAGTGGTGGCAGACTTGGCCCAGCGATAACTACCCCCCGGTCGAATACATCATTGCCTCATTGGACACGGCCTACACGACCAAGACTGAGAACGACTATTCGGCCTTGACGATATGGGGCATATTCTCAGGTGCAAATACGACACCGGCCACCAAGTACGTCAACCGAGAGAGCGGCCTCATAGACCAGAGCGAGCAGACCATCCTGTTTGATAAGGCGCTGGAGCAGCGGTTCCAGATCAAGGTCGGCGGTGACGAGAACACCATCCCCAAGGTCATGTGCATGATGGCTTGGGCGGAGCGGCTGGAACTGCACGACCTGATCAAGAAGGTCAGCGAGACTTGCAAGACCTACAAGGTAGACAAACTTATAATTGAGAACAAAGGGTCCGGTATTAGCGTGGCCCAAGAAGTCCGCAGACTGTACAGCCACGAAACATTCGCGGTGCAGTTGGTTGATCCCAAGGGGCAGGACAAACTGGCAAGGTTACATTCTGTTGCCCACCTGTTTGCGGAGGGAATGATTTACGCGCCCGACCGAGACTGGGCAGACAAACTGATCACGCAAGTTGGTCAGTTCCCGCGAGGCAAGCACGACGATCTTGTCGATACTGTCTCAATGGCAATCAGGCATCTGCGTGACGCAGGGTTGTTGGTTCGTTCACCTGAATGGGCGGCGGAGGTAAAGTCCGCAATGACGCACACTGGGAGCAACTTGCAGCCGTTGTACTAGTTAGCATGCGGCATTGGTGATATGTTCGGTTACTCGCATATAAAGGTAACCCATGCCGCTTACGCCGGGACTAAGCCCCTCCATACGTCAGCCAGCGCCAGAAATTGGCGATGATGAACCTGTAACCGTCGAGATCATCGAGGGCGGCCCTGACAAGCCCAAAAAGAATGATGACGGAAAGATTCTTGAGATTGAGCATGATGATGGCTCCATCACCATCAGTCTTGATGGCAAGTCGCTGCTTGATGATGAAGAGCGCCGCCCGACAGATTGGTTTGATAATCTTGTCGAAGACATTGACGACATGGAACTTGATCGCATCTCCGGCGATCTCATGCGCGGCATTGAGGATGACATCCAGAGCCGCAAGGACTGGATTGAGGACCGCACCAATGGCCTGAAGTTGATGGGCCTGAAGGTTGAGGTTCCCGGTCTAGGATCATCCTCTGACGGTGCGCCAGTCGAGGGCATGAGCCGCGTCCGTCACCCGCTATTGCTTGAGGCGGTCCTGCGTTTTCAGGCCAACGCTCGTTCGGAAATGCTGCCGGTAGACGGTCCGGTCAAGATCAGGAACGACGACAACAACGCCACACTTCAGGAAGATCAGCTTGCCAATGCTTTGGAGCGCGACCTAAACCACTTCCTGACGGTCACGGCGAGCGAATACTACCCCGACACAGACAGGATGCTGCTGATGCTGGGCTTCGGCGGCACGGCGTTCAAGAAGGTGTACTTCTGCCCGCTTCGCAATCGCCCGGTCTCTGAGACGATTGACGCCGACGATCTGATTGTGAATAGCTCAGCCACTGACCTGAAGAACGCCAAGCGCATCACACATCGTTCCATGCTGCGCCCGTCCACGGTGAAGCGGCTGCAGATACTGGGTGTGTATCGGGACATTGATCTGTCCACGCCCAGTATGCCCAGTCTTGACAGCTTGCAGCGGGAAGAGAAGTCGCAGCAGGGTATTCAGCCGGAGAGTATGAATCCCGATGATCGGGACCGGGAGATATACGAGGTCTACTGTGAGCTGGACATCAAGGGCTACGAACACAAGATGCGTGGCAAGGAGACCGGCCTAGAAATCCCGTACCGCGTGACGATTGACGTAAGCACCAAGAAAGTCCTGTCTGTTACCCGCAATTACGAGGAGGACGATCAAGAGCTTCCCGAAGCCAAGAGCAACTTCGTCAAGTACACCTACATCCCCGGTCTGGGGTTCTACGACATTGGCCTGCTGCACATATTGGGTAACACCACCAACGCCATCACGGCTGCTTGGCGCGAACTGCTGGACGCTGGCATGTACGCCAACTTCCCCGGCTTCTTGATGGCCGATACCGGTGCGCGGCAGAATACTAATATCTTCCGGGTTCCCCCCGGCGGCGGTGCTTTGGTCAAGACCGGCGGCATGCCGATCAGTCAGGCCATCATGCCCTTACCGTACAAGGGGCCGGATCAGGCCCTCATGGCGCTGGTGGAGAACATCAGCCAGACCGGCATGAGGATCGGCGGTACGTCTGAGCAGCCCGTGGCCGAGGGCCGATCAGATGCCCCGGTGGGGACCACGCTGGCTATGATTGAGCAGCAGCAGAAGATTTTGAACTCGGTCCACAAGCGTATGCACTCAGCGCAGGCTGAGGAGTTCCGGCTGCTGGTGCAGTGCTTCCGTGACCACCCGGACAGCTTCTGGCAGCGGAACAAGAAGCCCGCGATGCAGTGGGACGAGCAGACATTTCTTCAGGCCATTGAAAACTACCAGATCACCCCGCAGGCTGATCCCAATACGGCCTCGCATCTGCAACGCCTCATGAAGGTCATGGCCCTGAAGCAGCTTCAGGCAAGCAATCCGACCATGTACGATCCTGTTGCCATTGACACGGCGGCCTTGCAGGCAATTGGCTGGGGCAACCCGCAGCAGTTTCTTGCGCCGCCGCAGGCTAATGCCAGCCCGCCGCCTGAACTTCTCAAGATGCAGTCGGACACCCAGAACCAGACCAAGATCGCGGACGCTAGGGTTATGGAGGCCCAGACGCGGGCCAAGACTGCCGATGCCAAGGCGCAGACCGACGCACAAAGATACCAGACACAGGCGGCTTATGATGGTGAGCGTCTGAAGCTGGACAACGCCAAGACGCAGGCTGGCATTCTAAAGGATCACGGCGATCTTCAGAGTCACGAGGAAGAGCGCAAGTTCCGCGAGCGTCTGGACCTGATTGATCTGGCTCAGAACCTTGCGGTTCACCCTTTGAGCGCACCTGTTGTTGCCCCGCTGATCAGGCCGGTGGCTGATGACTTGGGCATGACGGCCCAGCAGAGGGCTGGGCTTGTCCCGCCTAGGGGCCGCTAATGTCCAAGGACGTCCGCAAAGCATTGATGATTGCCAAGGGGCAGGTATCCAGTGGGTATCTGCCTCCGGGCGATCCGCAGCGGACGGCTAACCTTGCGCGGTTTATGAAGGGTAATCACCCGGACGTTCCGCATGTGGTCTATCATCATACCCCAAGCGATATTTCTAATTTTATTGCCGGGGGGCCGAAATTAGTCGGGCCTCATTCCGACAAGAATATAGATTTTGATCATAGTGGCCGTGCCACATGGCTAACGCCGGACAAAGAAGGCCGCGCCGCAGGGTGGCGCATAGGTAGCCCCGGTAAATATACCGAAGGCACCAATGTCATGCCTCTCCATGCTTCTTTGAAAAACCCTGCTATTTATAATGACTCTAATTACGAACATATGCGTTCCGCTTATGGTTCAGAATTCCCTTACATGATTAGCGATGAGGCTCGCGCCAAGCTAATTAAACATGGGCATGATGGTGTCTTATCGTATGGAAAAGACGGATTAGAAGAATTAATTGTTCTTAATCCTGAGCGGCAACTAAAGTCCTCCACCGGCAACAACGGCCAGTACGATCTAAACGAGCCGGAGATCAACAAGGCCGAAGGCGGGGATGTTGATGATGATCAGTCTCAAGATACATCGTCACCCGCTTATCAATCTACATTGTCACCCGCCCAAACTACGCCAAGTAGTATTTTGACTGGCGCTCTAACAAACGTATTTGGCGATGATCGTAACGCAGCTCGTTGGGCTGATAAAATTGATCAGTTAGTTGATGTGGCGCAGCCGCTTTACAATATCGGTCAAAATTTTGGGCAATCGGCAAAAAGTTTTCTATCCGGCCAATACGGACAAGGTGCCGCGCAAGCCGGGTCTGGATTGATGGGGGCGGCAATGAT